GTGTACTCGTTAATATCCAAGCGGTATATCTTGCCGTTTTCGTAGTCAGATACGAAGTTACGACCTAGATATTGGGTGTACTTGTCGCCTCTGTGTCTGCCTGTGCCAGATTGCAACTTAGACCATGATTTAGATTGACCGTCAAACAACCAAGATTTATTAGCACTTGGAAAGTTAATCTGATAGAAAGCGTGTCCACTGTGCATATAAGTGAAGGCTGTAGCGTCACTCGTTACTGAGTACGTGCCAAACTCTACGTCCATTTCAGGTGTTGAGATGGCCTGAGCTGCACCGCCAGCTTGTACGCAAACTTGCACTTGTCCTAGTCGGTTTGTGCGTAGGAAAATCAGCGAATCAATGAATTTGCACAATGACCACCTAGCAGCTAAACCCCATTCAATCGCGCCAGAACCGATACGGCTAAACGGAAAATCTACAGCGCCGTTATCACCCCAAGGCTCATTAGTTTTGTCGCCAAATAACTGAAGTAAACCAGAATCAGCGTAAACACGTACTAAGCGATCGGGTGAAGCCTCGGCTGTTGCAAAGTCTAAAGCGTCCCATGCCAAGCCGTCATATTGTGCAGAGATAGCAAACCGTCCTGTATTGCCTGCTTCTTGGACAACAAAACGGGAGTTAAAGTAAGTAACCGTATCGCTTGCCACAAAATCAACGTCTATGATTTGCGCAAATGCAAGTGTTGTTAGGTTGTAAATATAGCCATTCGTACCGTCAACAATCATGATTTGATTGCCGTTATCAGCTATGTCAACGTTACCAGTGTTGGTTAAAAGCGTACCAATGACGCTGAATGTGGCATCGTTCAAGACTTTGTAGAACTTATCACCATGCACCGCATACATATAGTCACCAACCTGATACAAACCCCTGATAGGTGTTGCGCCAAAGTCTACAAATGAGACTAAGCCGGGCGTTGTATAAAGCGTAACAATGTTCTTTTGCGGGTCAGCGTTGTTTAACTCTACGTAGAGGTTCGTTCTTTCTTGCGCGTCAACATTCACGGATCGACCTTGATTGCCGATACCGAATAGCGGGATGGGGAGCATTATTCCGCGACCTCTATCACTATCGGTGCTGTACTAACCGCCCACTGTAAGGCTAGTTCTTTTTTAGCTGCGAATCGTTTGTTAATCTCTATGCGCTTTGCTTCCGGCACTTCAAATTTGAGAGCTATTTCATTAGCCAAGCAATGCTCTATCATGTCCTGCATGATTGCGGAGACTGTAGGCGTATCTGTCAAACCAACTTCTGTAACCACCGATTGATAGCTAAGTTTTAGCTGTGGGTCTTGTGTCGGTACAGGGTAGAGAATGAATGTGCTGCTTGGAGTCAGGTAAAAGTGCGTTGGGTAGGTCGCTGTTAATGCCTTGTTTGGCAGTGCGTCATATTCAGGCTTTGTAAGCTCTGTTAAAGGCACTGCATTACCGCTTGCATCAGTCATGCGCAAAACGGGTACACCAAAGTAATTAGTTGGTGTTGTAAATGTGTTTTGGGTAAGTACAGACCATGTGATTGATGTATCTGCACTTGAAATGTTAGGCCAAGAAAACCCATACGTAGGCAATAAAGCAAGCACGCGATTAAGCACTTTAAGGCTTAATTCGGCATCTTCTGCACTGATTGGTTCAGCAGCGCCCTGCACTCCGCAAAGTTCAAGCGCACCACGTATGATTTCGTTGGCTGTCATATTAGCTCACTGTGTATGAGTAACGGGGTAATGTGACGGGGCGCATCTTTTCGTCCCCGCCTTTGACTTGTGTATTGATAACGGATGCTTTCAATACATCTAAATAAACTGCGTCGATTTCAACCTCTTTGTCACGCATGATTTGCAACAATTTGAAATTGTGGACAAGAATCACGTCGCCTTTATCGCCACCGTCAGCATCGCTATGGATGGTTATTTTTACTTTCTTCGCAGGCTTTACAGGCTCTGCTACTTCGGTAACTGCTACAGATGGGGCTTGTGCTAATCCATCTTCTTTTTTTGGTCGTGCCATTTAATTACTCCAATAAAAAAGCCCACGTCTTAGGTGGGCTTTTGTTAAGTTACTTAGATTACAAAGAAGCTGCGTGCTCTAAGCGAATCATCCAAGCTTCGTTAAGAATCTTGGTAGTTGTTGTCGCTTTCCAGCCCACAGTAGAACGCTGGTCTAATGGGTCGGCTGTACCAGCAGAACCAAGAGATTTCACGTATGTTTTCATCGCTTCACCAGACAACGGGCAGATACCATAAGCATCAGCCGCGAAAATCATGGTTGCGTACACGTCAAAGTTTGCACCGTTGTTTTTGTAAACGGTTGTACCAGCCGCGCCACCACCAGCAAAGATCTTGCAATTGGTAGAAGAAACGAAACGGATGTTTTTATATGAACCGATTTCATCTTCCAAGAGCATTTCTTGTGATGGGTAATCACTGACAGCACGGAAGCCAGTCAAGCCTTCCAAGTCATATTCAGTGTCAGGGTGACAGACTGCAACAAACGATTTACGTACAGCACCAGTGCCAACACCATCAGAAGCGGGGATACCCTCTTTGATGTATTTGGCGTTTTGGTTTTTAAGGTAACGAATCGCCTTATCCAAATCAGCAGTGCTAAGTTTCACGTTGACGTTGACACGAGCAGCCACGCCGTTAGCGTAAGCCACATTCGTACCAGCTACCAACACATCGCGGCGGATTTGGTCAATTGTCAAACCAGCCTGATCACCCAAGACATCGGTAGTTTCTGTAACCACTGCGTCTTGATTGGTCATATCCACCATGTCAGACAAGGTAACAAAATCGCCATATTGCGCCAAAGTTGCTGTAACGTCAGTCACTGCAAGGCTAGAGCCTGATGGAGTTGTACCCTCTGTCAAAGGTGTGGTAGCAGCAGTTAATGCTGAATAGCGGCGGAACTTGATTTGATTTCCGTTACGCTTTGCAATGGGGCGCTTTTGACCGAAACGGCCATGCACTTCATTGGGTTTTGCTCGTGTGAGCAGGTTGCGATCATAAAAGGCTTGTACGCCTGGTGGGACTTGCGCCAGTGTGGTTGTTGCCATAATTTGCTCCTAAAGTTAATAACCGATCACCCTTCGTCGTTCTTTCTCGAATTCGGCAGGTGACATATTCAAAATGCGATTTTTAGCCTCTAAATCTGAATCTTGTGGGGCAGTTCGTGCACCACCAGCGCCAGCTACAGGGACAGCCATCGCGTTCTTTTGCGCAGCTTTTGCGGATTCCATAGCAAATCTCTTGCCAATCATTCGCTCTGCATACGCTTCTTTCTCTTTTGAAATTTCACGAATTACGATCAGTGGGTCTTGTACTTCTTCGCCTAATGCTTGCAGCCTTGTAACCAGTGCAGATTCCAGTTCGGGGTCGATGTTTTTATCGAAAATCCCGGGGTGGGCTTTGTCAATGATTTGTTGCCACTGTGCATTTCTTTCGTCAAAGTTTGGAGGTGGAGGCGGGTTTACGTAGCGAATCGCAGCCTCTAATTCGGGATTTGCATCCAAAATCGCAGGTCGTGATGCTTCGCGCTCTCGCTCTTCCTGTGCGCGTTTAATGGCTGCTAGTTCCTGAGCATTTTTAGTCGCCCAAGCCTTAGTATCCTTTAATTGCTTTTCGAGTTTTTCACTCTTTTCGCGCAGCTCCTGTAACGGGTCAACTTCCGCAGGTTTTGTTTCCTCTACCTTAGTTTCTTCAGCTTTAACTTCTGGCTTGGCTTCTTCAGTTTTCACTGGTTCTGCTTTTGCCTCGGTTTCTGGCTTCCCGTTTTCCAACTCTTTGGCGGCCTTTTCGTACTCCGCTTGATACTCTTCGTCTGTCATTTCATAACTCCTGATGGGTCGGTTACTCCCGATAATCCACAAACTATGCAGCGTCCTTTTCAGATAATGCTGCGCTCATACCATGTCGCTCTGCTTCCAGAGTTTCAGGTAATTTCTTGATAGCAATCAGGGCTTTAATGCGCCCTCGTGTTTGCTCATCGTTGTTGTTTACTAATGAGGTAGTCAATTCGTCTATGCGTGAATTGATTTCACCCAATAAAAAAGGCCATCCGTTTTGAATAGCCTGTAATCCTTGCCCTATGTCGGCAATTCTTTGTTTAATGTTTTCGTCCGTCATATAAGCATTGCTACCAGTGTGGCAATCGCCATGTCATCATCTTGTTGTTGCTGTATCTCTGCTTGTAGGGCATTGATAACACTTGAATAGTCAATAGATGATTGCTTGTAATGAATTCCTATCTCTGCCAGTGCTGAATGTGCGCTTGCAAATGTGTCTAATCGGTTAATGCGCGGTTTAGGCGCTATTGGAGGCAGCTCTTTAGGCTCTGAAGGCATTGGCAATCTAGTTACCAATGGCTCTACAGATGCCAGTTCTTCAGGCTTCCAGTAATGACCTCCTAAGTGCTTTTTCTTCTTAACAGAGTAGCTTGTTTGCCCTACTAAAGTAGGTTCTTCTGGTGGCGTAACTTCGCCAGCCTGAAATATCAGCAACAGCATTAGACAGTCCTGCTAAGTTTGACCTTTACCTCTGATGCACCGACAGCGGTCGTGTCTGAATGAACGGCGTTACGTGTAATGGCGATACCCATGCCCAAAGCGAACCTGAAGCCATGAAAACCTATGTTTGGGTTGGCTACACCTGGCACTCCACCTACAGCAGCAGGAACTGGAAAAGTCATTTCTGGCACATCAGTGCCGACCGTTGGCGCTGTGGCCTTGTTGTATAACTTCACGTAGGCTGTGCTTGCGCCTTCGTTCGTCGCATAGAAAGATGAAAGGTTACTTGTGCCAGTTAGAACCAATGCGCCGTTGGTAGTCGCTGCGCTGTTTACAAAATAAGGCGTAGCAGGGACTACAGGGTTTATCGTTCCTGCTGTTACTGTGGATGTAACCGTGCCTGATACGGGTTGCGTACCTGTTACCTGAACAACAGGCGTAACTTCTGTCGCATAGCTACCCGGCACTAAAGTCCATGTTTGTGTACCGCTTGTTCTAGCAGTGCATCTAACCCTGAACCATTTGTAAGGGTTTACCGATACTTCCCACAAATATGCAGGGCTTGCTGATAAGTTACCAGTCGCTGTTTCTGCTGTGTTTGCGTTTGAACGTGCCGCTTGAATAACACCCCAATTGCCATCAGTGCCATTGGTTGAGTTGTTCGATACTTCAAATGTACAGTTCATTGCAGCAAATGTGCCGTGTACCTGTAATGCGATACCTGAGAATCGTTGGCAATCAATCGAAACAGTACCAGCTACTGCGGATATATCGCCTGTCACTGTTGAGTAACTTGCTGGCTTTGTTGATACCTTTAGTCGGCCTTCTTCATCCTGATTCAAGATGTTTAAGTCGCCATCAGCAACAGATGTACCGTCAGAGTCGCGCCGTTTAGCCAGCATAACCTGCCCGGCCATGCCGTCAACAAATGGTGAATTATGGTTTTTAACAGAGTTTGCAATGGTTGTTAAAAGCGCGTCCAACTCCGATGCGACAACAGGCATTTTGTTAGATGAACTTAGCAGTGTTTCAGCACCTGAGCCGCCAATGTCAATAGCCGTGACCTGCGTTACCGTTCCTGCTTTGTCAATAGCGCGAACTACTGTGCCTGTTGCGGGTAGGGTTGCGTTGTCGCTCATTGTTCAATCCTTTGTCCAACAAACGTACCGTCAGCTTGTTTCTGAATCACGATTTGTGCGTTATTTGGCTTGCTTGTTGAGATTGCTACCGCGCTTACAGCTTCTGCCATAGCCCCGATTGCTTGCATTACTTGTTGATTGCTTTCAACCAATGCGCCTAGCATTACTTGCGTTTGGCTTGGTTTTTCCTCGATTTCGCCTGTTTCTTCGTTTTCTGCAAACTCTGGTGTTTCTGCTGTGCCTTGGCTTACTTTGTTAATCAGTGCAATCTTTTCAGCAGATCGTGCGTTGATTTCAGCTACCCTTATTGCAGTTGGGTCAATTGCGTTAGGGTCTGTTGTTTGTGTGGCTTGTAGGCGTTTTGTCTCTGCTTCAAACGCTTTAATCTCGGTATCTTTTGCTTTGTCAGCTAGTTTTGCTTCTAGTTCGTCCACTTGTTTAGACGCATTTTCCAAAGCTGTACCCATCGCCTGCATTTGTTGCTTCATTTGCTCTTGCATTTGTTGCATTTCAGGTGGAATACCGCCTTTATCGTCTTTCAAGATGGGCGATTCGCGCCCGATTTCCATTACGTCCCATGTTTGCTGCAATATCTCAGTAACGTCAATCTTTTGCGCTGTCATTGGGTTGCTTAACGCAAAATCAGCAAAGGCTCTAATTTTATTGGTCAAAATCTCTTTTTGCATGAAACTTGACGTGCCTGTAGCCTGCCAATCCATGAATGAAGTCTTGCCAAATTCCTTGATTTGCGCCCACTTTTCAGCATGTTCTTTACCGTGAATCTTCTCTACGGTTTCAGGCTCTAAATACTTCAAATCCCAATCTAAAAGCAGCTCTATATGCTCCTCAATCCACATCGAATCAATGTTTTGGATAACCTCTTTGATTGGCAATGATGATGCCGACATAATCATACTGATTCCGCTAGCTGTCTTGTTCAGGTTGCTAGAATCATCGCCTTGGGTGTACTTGGTAATGCCTGTGTCATCATCGCTGAAGTTCTCAGACATTCGGATTACATCAATCCAACCACCTGTAATATCTGGTTCAGTGTGGTTAATGATCGCGTCTTTGCGTTCGTCTGGTGATAAACCCGGTTTGAATTGGTAGGTTTTGCCGGGGAACTTCTTAAAATCTTCTGTTGGCAAAAACTTAGAACGGTCTACGCTCTTAGTCCCCAACAATGCAAGCCCCTTGCCTTCCATGAATAAGCGGAAAGCAGCATTGGTTACTTTTTGGTGTGGTGCGTTGTTTTCAGCTACGCCTACACCGTCCATTTCATCCTCTACTGCTTCATATACGCAGCGTTGAACGGGTGTTTTCTTGTAAGGGCTGGCACTTTCTTTAACAACTACGCCACCAGCCATGATTACCACAGCATCTACCATTTCGCCGTCTTCTTGTTCGCCTTCTGTTGGTTTTGCACCATCTAGCAAGCGTTTTGGCACTTTACCAAAGAATCTAGCTACTTTGATACGGTCATTCTTGTACCAATAATCAACATTGGCTCGCATTTGTGATGCACGTTCAGAGCCGTTTTCATTGGCATTGTCGTTGCACCCGATTAAGGCTGTTTCGATGTTCTTATAGCTCTTATCTGAAGCCCACGCCTTGACAGTGTGGCGACTTTCCATCGTTACCCAAAACCCGCCCAAACCTTTTTCAATAGACCGCGCCTCTGCATCTGGCACGAAGTCCAAGGTGTTGCACAATTCAAAATAAGGCAGGTCATATTCATAGACAGATTCAACCAATTGCGTGCTTAAACCAGCTTTTTCTACTCTTGCTTCGACTATCTTTTCTTTGCGCACCAATGGCCCGACTGTGTAGCCAGTTCCATAGGTTGCCAGCGTGTTTACGCCTGATCTAAGCAGAGTTTTGTATTGTCCGCGCTCTAATTGCTCTTTAAGAATATCCTCTACCACATCAGCAAAAGGCGCTAATTCTTCGTTAGTCGGTGTCGTGTCAAACGGCATCTTGCCTGCACCAAGCAAGGCATCCACAATCTTAGCCCTTGCAGCTCGTACCTTGTTACGGGTTGAGCCAATGAATAGCCCTTTAGCTTTCTTAGCCCTTGCCGCGCCAGAGCCTGCTGTGTCATCTTCGCGGGGAATACGCATCACATCTTGATAGCAATCCAGTAGCTTTTCAGTTTGTGGCAGGCGTGCTTTTTCCCAAGTAGTTAAACGGTCTTCTAGCAGTGATGCTAATCCTGTTTGCTCTTGGGTTGTTTCAGTCATTAGAAATATATTCCGTCTTCGTTTGGTTGTAATTCAGCCAGTGGGCGCATAGACCCATAATCATCGTTACTCATTTTTTCAGCGTTAATCGCTATGTATCTCAGGTTGTCAGCACCATGCGACCATTCATCGTGGAATGGCGCTCCTGCCTCGTTGGTTTGTTGGTTAATTGACCGTCTGTAACGCTTTGCACACTGCACCAGCCTGTCGGTCTTTTTCTTGTCAAAATAGAACTTACCAAACTCCATGCGGGTTTGTCTAATCCCATCTTCTACACTTATATTCGGGGTAATTGCTACGTCCCAATTCAGAGCCTTCATAATGTCTTCTGCGCTCTTGCCAGTCTTAAAGTCTTTGTGCCTGCCGTCGTGTGGTAGCCAAACCTTGCCCCAGTTGTACCGCTTTTCTTTAAGCAGTGCAGAGTAGTAATCCAGTGTTTTGTAGTTGTCTTCTATGTACTCGATAACTGCAATTGCTGATAGGCTCTTTTGTACCAAGCTAATCGCCATTGCGTCATTCCAACCCAAATCAAAGACTACATGAACCTTTTGCATCGGGTCATGTGGGACATTCGTAATCCTGCCATCATCTTCTGCCTTGGCCACTTCATTGAAGTAAATAGCACCAGCTACAGCAGGCATACATTTGCCCTCCCAAATGTTCTCATACTCAGCTTTTGGCATCCTGATTTTTGCTTTTTGACGTTCGTCTTCTAGCACTTCAGGAAACCAAGGGTTGTCGTTGTAGTTCATGTCAACAACAATGCAATCATCGCCGCCATTTGCTGCGAATCTTTGGTGAGTTTCGTCTGTCTCTAGCGCGGGGTTGTAGCTAACCCATATCTCGCTATCAGGCTTTCTAATCGTTGGAATCAATACGTCCCAACTACGTTTTCTTACTACTTGACCCTCTTCCACCCAAACCCGATCCACGCCTTCATAAGACTTGATTGATTCAATCGTATGGGTAGCCAAGCCTGCGAAGGTAAAAACTGTGCCGTTCTTTCCTCTAATTTCATTCTCTAATACCTCATAAAACCCACCGAAACCCAAACTTTGTATCTGGTCGGCTAATAGTTTATGCACGGAGTCTTTAATTGACTTCTGAACTTCACGAGTACACAAGATGCGTAGCTTCTTTTCAGCGCCTTGTATCAACAAAGCCCTAGCGAAACTCCAACTCTTGCCACTACCGCGCCCACCTTTAGCTATCTTGTACCGCTTAGGTTGAAACAAGAACTTTAGCTTTTCAGGGAATTCAACGTTCATGGCTTAACGAACGATACCTTTACGCTCATATCCATTGGAGTGCCATCAGGGTTGCCTACTCTGTCAACCAGCAGGCCAGCCAATTTAGCCTTACCCATCGTTGCAGCTACAGCAGCCGCGCTTTGTGGGTTTGATGCTCCCATTGCAGCCATACGAGCCTCTTCAAGCTCTAGCATTAGGCTATCTACTGTTACTTCATGGCGTTTTACTAAGGACTGTTGTAATTCTGCAACCCTTGCCGTAATCTTGCCGTTGTCTATTAACTCTTTTGCTTTACGGTTAATGCTCTCAGGCTTCATATCCTGCACGTCATAGGATCGCCTGTATGCTTCGCTTGCATTTCCTGTCTCTATGTAGGCTAGACAGAAAGCCTCTTGCTTAACTGTTAGTTTCATAAGACTTTCAAATAAAAAAGCCACCGAAGTGGCAAAGGTTGCGCTATGTCAACCATGGCGGTGATGAATCTGCGGTGCAATTCGTTGCGTAAGGTTTATGCAATGATTGTGAATTGACCGCTAGAACTGTTAAATTTGTGCTGGTTACGCTTTCCAGCTCCATTACGGACGCGATTAAGCCCGATGTATGCCGCATGAGCCAAGTCTAGGCATTTCTTCGCTAAACCCCGCTTTTACCATGCTCGATAGCTCCGATCTGAGGCTACTTAGTGGTGCTTTAGGCTGATTGATTGCTAAAGGGTTCGCCAGTCCCACGCTTGTCACTCCTTACAACTACCAGCAGGACAAAGCTGCATATTCGTCTGGTAGAGGATTTGCTTTAATTGCAAAAACGAAAAAGCCCGCTAGGGTTAGTAGCAGGCTTCAAAAAGTATAGAGGCAGTTATGCCCTTGAAACGCATCGTAAACTTTTTCTTGACGTGCGTCAAGTGTTAAAGATTATTCTCTATAAACCCTTTGTGTTACCTAGCAACTTTCTTAGCCTTGCTGCTAGAATATCCTCAGTTGGTATATAGCACCTTGGCTTAATTTCCATCGCTCGTATTTTTGCCAATTGCTCATAGTACGGCTGCAATTGTTTGGCGTGCTCCTCTTGCAATAATCTAATCATCTGGTGTAGATATTCTTCTTTGTCTGTCATAACACCCCCGCACTCTTTAATTTCTTCGCCAACATCTCTAACGCATGATTGGTTACTTCTATCCGTTTCATCTGGTCTGTAGGTAGTCTTGGATTGCTCCAAACACTTACTTTTGCGACCAAATTCCGAGCATAGCATGTTACCGCAGCTCTGTAAGGTTCATCTAATCCACCTTGACCGCGTGTATCGCCTAGGATAGCGAAGTCTAGCGCAGCCATTGTGGATTGATGAATATGAGCATCGTCAATATCGCCTGTGGTGTCCCAATGCCTAGGGCTTTGAGATTGTGAAAACATCGCACATTTCCCTGGCATCGAAACAATAGCGGTTCTACTGGCGTATATGTGCCAGTCGGCTAGTAGGTCATCAATCATGCTCTTTTGGTCTAGCATCGTTGCCTTTCAGCTATTTGGCTTGCCTTTTGTTAATAAAACTAACCCACACACAAACTCATCTTTTGCTTTTGTCATCACGCTCGCTATCTTTCGTTCTGTCCAACCCAATATCCGCGCAGCTGCTTTAGGCTTGATTCCTGGTTGCTTTTTGATGACTTCGATCAACTGTGCTTTGCTGACTTCAAGTGGCACGGGCTTTTCTTTGACTATTCGTTGACGTGTCATTTGTTAGCCCTCGCTGTATCGGGGTACTCCAATACTTGTAGAACCATCAAATCAGCACCCGTTCTGGCATATTCAGCAGCCAATGTCAGGACGGCTTCTACACCTGCTTCACGGTCACATGGGTTCGCGTATTGGGCTACGCTTTGTTTAGCCATTCCTAGTAGTTGGATGGCTAGTAGTTTTTCTTTGGTGGTGTAGAGGTTCATTAAAACGTCCTCTCTATTTCCATGCGGCGCAGTGTTTGAAGCGGTGTTTCGTTTGGCTTCATTTCATACCCGCAGCCAATAACGCCACCCTTCCATGAGCCTGAGCGCTCTCCAACCTCATCAGAAAACGTGATGTCAATCGTTTTTTTCACTAATCTGAAAGGCAACCAATACCGCGTCCACTCGCGTGTTTCAGCTTTGATAACGGCTGTACGATGTTGCACTTCACCAGAGCGCAGTGTGTATGTGTACGGGTGTTCTTCTGGTGTGGTTAATACCTTATGCTCTTTATGCTTCCACGCCCAAGGCATTGATATGGCAATTCTTGGGTCGTTTCTTGTTCCTTTGTTTTTGCCGTATTTAAGCCAAAAGAGGTCTTCGTAAAACTGAAAGCCGTATGTTGGGCCAGAGCATTGGTGCTCATCAGGCACTGCTTTTGACCAAGGAAAAGAAAAGCACAACTTTCCAAAACCGAAGCCAAGCCTTACCCATGCCCTGCGGTTTTCGTGCCAATCAGAGGGGAATTCAATTTCTACCTGTAACCCGCAAATGCCAATTATTGTGTAAGCAATTTCATAGTCATTGCTAAATACGCGGATCATTTTTCCTTCTTTTTTGAATCTCATTTCTTTAACTCCTTTATCATTTGTTTGTATTTCGTGGCAATGTCCCGTAATTGGTCTTTCGTCCAATGCTTCAATTCATGGTCAGATTCAAGCGCATCTACTCTTTCAAGTCCTATGCGTTTAATCAGGTTTATGCGGTAATTGACAGCGTTACCAGCTTTGTAGTTGTTACAGCTTTTTAGTTGAGCATGGACATTGCTTTCATCAAAGCGCAGATTTACTCGCGCCCCAATGCTTAGGTAATGCCCTGCGTCACAAACGCCGCCTGTCGTTTTTGTTGTTCCCCAAGGGATAGGATTCCCACAACAAATGCACGGCTTTCCATAGTCCCGCGCTCTGATGTAATCGTTAAAGGCTTTTTGAGCCAGTTTTGTTAGCTCTGGCTTAGTTGCTATTGCCGCTAGTTTTTGTTTCGTTGTGGCGCGTTCTGTGCGCTCACGTTTGGCTTGTGAACGGTAGACAGTCTCTACAATGCACTTGGTATCACCACAGATGCTTTGCATAGGTCGTGATTTTACAAATGGCGCTTTGCAGATACGGCATTTGTAGGTTTTATTTGGGCTGATTTGGTTCACGCAGCCAACCTTTCGTCGCGCTCTGTAGCACCATCTTTGTAAGTCACACCGTTCTCAATTCCCCATGCGTAGAGCCATTCAATAAATTCAGCGCCGTCTACTTTGTTGAATTTGCGCGACAAAATACCCACTTCCACCACGCCCGTTTTGTCTAAGTTTGGTATGACTTTCCCATGTGTTCTGCCTGTTTCCCGTGCAAACTTGTCAAGCAATAATCGCTTCCAATCTTCAGCTTGCCACGATGAGCCTAAATGCTGTGCTTGTTCTGCCACTTCGCCTATCATGGCGTGATACTTTTCCTCTTGCTCACGGGTTTTGCTTTCAGGCTTGATTACCACGTTTAAGCGGTGTCCTGCAATGACCATAGGCTTTACCCAATTCCAAGCCTCTCGCAAGGCTTTGTGGCCTTGTACTGCCTCGTATATCGTGGTTTTGTAGGTTTCAGTCATTTGCTTTATCTAGTTCACGTCACATTGTAATTTACCAGCGATAATTTCATGCCTTTTTCTCTAAGCAAATGCATACCGTAGTCTCTGCAAACAACTTGCGAACTTTTAGTACCTACAACCAGCCCATAATTTTCAGGCTTCAAATCAGTGAAAAATGATGGTATTTTGTATTTGCCAGCTGGTATGTTTGGTATCCACTCTTGAATCAATATTGTTCCGTAGTCGCCCACAGAATGAACTCTGGCGAACCATGAGTTTAGTTTTGTAAATTCCACCGATTCCCATGTCGAAAACTCTTCCCAGTTTGCTTTAACGCCGTCACTTGATTTTGCAATTTTTACAACTAGCTTTGGGTCAAAGGCATGTCTAAAAACGGTTCTCATGCTGCCTTCTCCTAGCTTTTCGTCGCATAGCAGATTCAGCGCCTCTAGCTGAACTATGTCGTTTAATTCAAAATTGTTCACTATCAAGTCCATCTTTGACTTTGTTTATCTAATTCACGCTTCACCAGCTTACCTAGGTCTGCCAAAACTAATGGATGATTGTCCATCCACCACCTGCAAGCTATACGGGCTTCTTTGGGGTCTGTCTTGTATTGTTTGACTATCATGTTGATGTAGTTCTGTTTGTTGAATTGATAGGCTAGACGGTTGATTTCTTGCTCGGTCATTTAGTAGTTCATGGTCGTGGTCGATGTACCAAAGTTCGGAGGGGCTTAGTGTTTTCATGCTCCAAAGTCCCCGTTTACAACCCACGATGCAAAATCATTTGCCGCTGTCCAGCGACCATATTGATACGCTTTTTCAATAATTCGTTTTTCTTTTTCTGTTGCCCCAACTGGCCATACTTGCGAAAGACCGTTGCTATTAAATTTATGGGCTTTGTTAATCATTTCTGCGTGACTTAACAAATCAATAATAAGTTTTTGTTTTGTAAATCGTTTCATGCTGCTACTCCTAATGCTGCCCGTTGCAATTCAATCAGGCTCACTTTTGTCAGTGATTTACCCTCTCCAATCTGTACGGGTTTTGGCACTGGCAAACCACGCTTTAGGTACATTTCGTCAGGGCTTCTATCGCCTATCAGGTATGGAATTTCTATCGTTCCTGCGGTTTGGTAGGCTCTGTATGATTCGCAAAATCTGTGCTGTAGATAGCTAAGTTCATCCGATTCAGTCCTGCACATTTTTGGCCAGCCGCCCATGTCGATAATCGTGGCGTGAATAGCACCATCGCCAAAATCAACATCCTGATACGCGCCCACACTGGACATTGCGTCGTAAACCTTGCCCCATGCCAGCAAACTACGGTCTGTTTTAGTTCCTGCTAGGTGTCGCACTATGTCGGCTACTTTGGGCGGAAATTGCCCTTTGTCGGGGTCTGTGGCGTGGGCTGTTAATGCCTTTGATACCTGCTCCAATGTGAATGGTTTGCAACCTTGCCACCATACATTGATTGTGAATTTGCTAGCGTCCTGCTTCCAATACGCCAATGCATCGGTAATCATGTTTGAAAACGCTTGTGATTCTGAAATATCCATTAAATTGCTCCTGCCATGTCTCTAGCCCACTGTTCTGCAACTTTGCGATTCCGCGCCTCTAGCGCCTCTTGCTTGTTCAGGTTTTGAGGGGTAAATCCGTTTTGTTTTCCGCTAACCCATTCGGCTTTGAAGCCAGTCCAACCCCTAGCGCAGCTTTCGGATAAAGCCCGTTCGAGCGAGTAACCAGCCTTACCCGCTTCGACAATGATTTGCTCTACGACCGTTCGCGTTACGGCTGCTTTTTTGGTTTTTCGGAGCTGTTTCCAATCGTCAACAACCTGCGGAGCAACTTCGGATAACAAATCAGCGTAAGCTGATGGCGCTTGCGCCTTGTATTCTTTATTTACTGGTTTATGGTTATTGGTTATTGGTTTATGGTTAGCATCGTTTTTCTGTGCGTTCGCACCATCTACTAATGCGTTCGCATTGCTTTCGCTATCCGTTTGCTTTGCAGTTGCTTTAGTCCAGCGTGTTTTTGCGCTTTGTGCGGCCTTCTCTGACTTACTGTGATACTCTGCAATCACCTTGTCGCACCGACCATGCCGCCATACTTCACCATCTAATTTGAAGTAATGGCGTAATAGCAATCGAATGGTTTTTTCATCCGAACGCATAGCGAACGCAAGGTCTTCCATATTGTTTTCAAATGGCTTTTCTGTTTGGTAATACGCCCAAATCATTCGCATATACGTTGCCAGTTGGTGATCGTCCAAATGCGCTGTATCGCGTATCATATCTCCAATGTGATGTGAGTAATAATGCATATTATTTAGCCAACAAAAAAGCCCCTAAAGCTTCTACTTTCCTGCTGGCACAGTACCGATTTAACGGCTCGAAAGTAGAGGCTTTAAGGGCTTCTGTTCGTCTTAGTGCCAGCAAAGACATAATCATTATACCGCTATTTTCATTCATAGCAAGATTTATTTCACCAGCCTATAGCTAACGTACCGAGTTCCACTTGCTACTTTTCGTTCAAGTTTAAGACCGAGCGCGTTTATCTTTATCAGGAAATTAGGTTCATTTGCTCTAGTCGTAAGTTTGAGACAATCACATTCGTAGACCGCTTGCAGGCTGTTTAACCAGCCTTTACGCAGGCGTTTGATTAGTTTGTTTTGTTGTGTTTGCATGATGGTGTCTCCAATTAAAGTAACGCCTTACAAAATATCCCCGTACCAAACCGATACCAGTAAACCATACGCCTATCATGAGATTAGACGATAGCGGTATGTGAATGTCAAACAGTGGGAATACAGCTAATTGCGACAGTAACGCCACAATGTAGCCTATCACCACGTTTGTAATTGTTTCAATGATTGATTGCGTCTTTGATTGCATGATTTATGCTGCAAATAAGTCCATATTTTCGCGCATAGCATCATTGATATTTTGGCAGGCAAGTTCATAGTATTCTGGTTTTAATTCTGTCCCTATAAATTTCCTATCCATTTTTACAGCCGTATAACCCTCTGATCCAATTCCTGTAAACGGGGAAAAGACAACATCGCCCTTATTTGTCCAAAGATGGATACATCTTTCAATGACATCAAGTTGTAATGGACACATGTGCTTTTCATCATTTTCACCACGCGCTGGCATTTTGTTAAGTGTGCGACTTTGGTTAATATCGTCCCAAATAGGACTGGCGTACTTTTGCCACATTAAGACTGGCAAGTCATCGCCGTGCGTAACGCGTTCTTCACAATCTCCCGGCTTTCGCATTGTTACAACGTAATCAGGTAGCCCCATTCTGCTCATTGTGCTGTTTTCGCGTATTGTTTTATGCAGCAACCCAAGTGCTTTGGTACGCTGCATTGCGACTACTGGGTCTTTCCAAATACAAACCTCTGAGTGATAAATAAAACCTGCTTCTTGGAATGCACGGATCAAATCTCCCCTAAAGTCGCGAAGCCCAATAAACCCTTGACGCATTTTTGTTGTTGGCAGATTCATGCAATGGAATGAAACATTGCGACCGGGTTTAATAACTCTATAAAGCTCAGTAATTAAAAATTTTAATTGAGCCACAAATTCATCATCATTGCGACAATTCCCCATATCATGGTCACTGTTTGAGTAAACAAATAGATCTGCAAATGGCGGTGAAAATACTGAATAATCAACGCTGTTGTCATCCATTCTACGCGCCCACTTCACACAATCTCCAAGGTGTATCGTGTAGCCATCGCCTTTATGCGTATCTTCTTTGTATGTGTCAACGATATTTACCTGACCTGCTAATTCTTGATTCATAATATCTTTCATGTGTTCAATCATATTAATGCTCATTTTGTGATGTTGGGCTTCTTTTCTTTTGATATTTAGCAATATCTGTCCTTCATTTTCAGCCGTGAAAATATGCACTTGGACTTCGCGCTTTTGCCCGAATCTATAGCACCTGCGCACGGCTTGATAAAACTTTTCAAATGAATCGTCAAGACCGACAAACGCCATGCGCGCGCAGTGTTGCCAATTCATGCCGTAGCCTGCTATTTTTGGCTTGCTAATCAATACGCGAATATCACCATGCGCAAACCCTAGCAGGTTTTTTGTTTTGCTTTCTGGTTTGTCAGAGCCTTGGACATTAACTGACCCTGCAATCATGCTTTGCAGCATCTCTGCTTCATCGTTCAAATGACACCAAATCAACCACGGCTCATTCGGCTCTGAATTAACGACTTCGGCCAGTGCTTTGCATCGTTCAATGATGCTATCTCTTTGGGCTTTCCTACGCTCTGCCAATCCCATAGCAGGCCGTGAGAATAATTCATCGCCAATCACGTCAGTTGCAACTACGTGCTCATGATATTCAAGTTTCGGCAAATCATAACGTGACCCATCAAATCCAATATCAGCAGGACTACGCAATACAACAGACCAAGTCCCCATCCATTCCCAATATCTTGATTGCCCCCATCCTTTTAATATCCATGTACCTGTATCGCCTGCGTCGTTTACAAAATAAGTAGCGAGCATTTCAGTCCGTGTCATTACGCCTAAAAACTCGCACTGATTGCCTAATTCCTCGAAGTCATTAGGGCTTGGCGTAGCTGTGCAGCTTAGTCGGTACGGTATTGACTGGCATGATTGAATAATTGCAGTCCTTGTTTTACCATCATGGCTTTTCAAAATGCTTGATTCATCCAGCACAATACCAGTCAATGAATCAAAGTCTATTGCATTTATTCGCTCATAGTTGGTAATCCAAACTCCGCTATTCTTAGGAGTTTCACCCTCTGGCACTCGTTTAACTTCAATACCAAAAGTAGCGCCCTGTTCAATAGTCTGCTCTGATACAGCCAATGGAGCTAAAATCAAAACAATGCCATCGCTATACGTTGACACCTCGTCAGCCCATGAGAGCTGCATTAAAGTTTTTCCTAGTCCAGTATCTGCGAATATGGCGGCGCGTCCACGCCTCACAGCCCACGAAACAATGGCGTGTTGAAAATCGAATAAATGCTCGTTTAACTCGCCCGGAGTATGTCCTGTAGCAATCTCTGTTCGCCGTTTGGATTTTATAAAATCCTCGTATAAAATATCATTAGCCATAAAATACCTCCTTATTTTTGGTTAAAACCCTGTAATCATTGGCTTATGATTATGGGGTTTGCTTTTTCTACAATCGCAAACTATATCCGCGCCTTGCTAAATGAAACGCGTTTATCAGAATCAGCTTTAGTACCGATAACTATCTGTGCGCTAGGTGACATAAATGCAGTAATGTCTGATGCTGTCTTTGGCTCTTTTCTGTACTGCTGTGGGGTTAGCTGTGCAATGACAATGCTGCTAGTACGAACGTTGCCAGTTATAGCGCAGAGGTTTGGGGTAAAGGCGTTATGTTTAGATAGCTTCATGCTTCCAACGCCTTTTTAAATTGTTTGATTCTTTCGCTTAATTCAGTTTCTGAATCTCTTAACGTCAATCCATTTTTTTCGCAAAATACAACCTGCACTGCATCAATAAGAGTCAGCATTCCTCGTACTGTTACACCACCGTTTAGGCTGTATCTTTCGCGTATCATTTTCAAGTCCGCGCTATCAATTTTTTCTAGTTTTTTACCATTCATTCTTGCCCCCTTAATAACGCTTCTGCTTTAGCTTTGTTTTTACGCTTTTGTGATGGTGGTAATCTGTTAAAGTGGAACTCTACCGTCTCTTGTATGCGCTCGGTTAATGGGTCAGGCCATTGGATAACGGCCTGTGGCGTTCTGCCTATAGTTCGTGCAGCTTTTGACGCTGTGCCGCCTAACAGTTGGATAGCATAAGATTTGTTCATAAACGCGATTGTAAACCTAATTTAATCAAACTTACATAGGTATAAACCCTATAATGCTTCGGGAGTATAAAATAATTCGCAGAAGTTCTGTAATTTGGTTTACAATCCATCATCGGCTGCAAATTAGTGTTGTCGATAAAGCAGAGTTTGTTTAGAGATGTGCTTCAGGTTATTTATTAACAATTTGACCTGTTATTGCTTGGGGCATATCACTAAACGAACTCTTAACTAAACCAAGGAGTGAACATGCTAGAACAAATCACAAGACTGTCGCAAGAAGTTGGCGCATTGAAAGCCAAGCTAGACAACGCTTACAGAATCGTTGCAACTCTACGCGCTGAGAAAGAACCTGCAAGCGCACCTGTTGGTGAAGGACTCCACTGCACTGAAGCATATGGCGCAAATCTTTGGGTGTCATACGAGTTTGACCCTGCACAAATCGAAACAGGAACAGACCCATCTTTTGATGCACAAGTCAACGTGCTATCAGTTTGGATTGATGGTCAATGGCTCAAAGCTGAAGATGTTTTATCAGAAGGATTGATTAGCCAAATTGAAGATGAAATTGTGCAGGGGGTGACAGCATGAGACTAAACCACCCTCTCAAAGAAGAATATCTACAGCTCAAAAGCGCCATTAGTTTGCGCGTGTGGTTGTTCAAACAAAACCAATTACCCGCTATTGACAAATGGATGGATAAACATTCTCAGACTGCCGTCATCGCTACTTGCTTGGTCGCTGGTGGGTTTGCAATCGGTCAAATTGCAAGCGAAAACGAAATGATTAGCCGTAGTGAATCTGTGCGATTAGACGGTATGAGCGATGGCGCAAAACTGGCTGAGTACGACTTCAAAGGCGCGATTAAGCGCGAGATGTTCAAAGCTGAAAAGGTGCAAATGTGCCTTGGTTATTACTTCAATGATGACCCTGAGCGCGTAGCGAAATCTATTCAAACAGTATGCAAGGTGTCCAAATGAAATGCTCATTAGGCCAATGTGATGACAGCGACGAATCAATCAATGCCGAATTTGCGCGTGCGACTTGCTGGATATGTGCATGGGTTATTGCGCTTGTTTGTTTGGCAGTTTATTTAATTTTTTGGTGACTTTATGAAAACACTACTACAAGACCTTAAACACGCTATTCAAGTAGCGTTAGACGCATAGAAATATCGCCGTCATTTACGTGCTGGCGGTAATCCTGATTATTTTTAACAGAGGACATTATGAATATCGAAACACTCTTAAAAACAAATGTGAATGAACACACGGAAAAGAAAGCAAACCTGATTTATCTATCGTGGGCTTGGGCTTGGGCTGAAGCATTGAAAGCTGACCCTAAAGTGTCCTACAAAGTAGAAATGTTCGGCGACAAATGCTTCATGGATATTAACGGCACTTGCATGGTTTGGGTAACTGTAACCATGTTTGAAAAGGCTATGACCTGCCAATTACCCGTAATGGATCATCGCAACAAGGCCATATCAAACCCCGATGCTTTCCAAGTCAATACCGCCATTATGCGCTGTATGACCAAGGCGTTATCCCTGCATGGTTTGGGCTTGTATATCTATGCTGGCGAAGATTTACCAGAGGGTGAAGAAGCACCTGACACAAAGAAAGATACCAAAGTAACCATTATCCCTGCAAGCCCCAAAACTGAAACACTTGGCATCAGTGCAGGCCGCTTGGCAATCATTCAGTTATGCGCGGAAAACATCAAAGAGCATTTTGCAAAAGATAACATCATTGATGCTTATGGCGAAAAAATGGGAATCACAGACGGAGAAGAAGCTATTGCTTTGCACAATTTATTACCGTCAAACATTCGCACAGCAATTCGTAACCATCATCAATCACTACAAAAGAAAGCAGCATAAATCATGGCATCAGTAATTGACATTAACTGCCATAAATGTGATGGCGTTTTTAAAAGAACTCTAAAACAAACCAATCAGGTCATTAAACGTACTGGTGTTTGGAGTTGTCTAAGTTGTGCGAACACCATAAGAAATAAGCGGATGGCTAAGCCAATTGGGTCAATAAGGGTGCATAAAAAATCAGGATATATCGAACAGAAAACATTAAAAGGATGGCGCAGACAGCATATTCATTTTATGGAAATGCACATTGGAAGATCAATACTTCGTGGGGAAGTTGTGCATCACATAAATGGTAAAAAAACAGATAACCGACTTGAAAATTTACAGCTAATGACCAATGGCGAACACACAAGATTTCATAACTTAAACGGTCACATTTAAAAGGAAAACAAAATGGCAAGTTTGAATAAAGTCCAAATTATTGGCAACGCAGGACGAGACCCGGAAATTCGCTATTTACCTAGCGGTCAAGCCGTAGCAAGCATCAGTGTAGCCACTACCAGCAAGCGCAAAGACAAGCAATCAGGCGAAAACATTGAAAGCACCGAATGGCATCGCGTGACTTTCTTTGACAAACTCGCAGAGATTGTGGGCGAATATGTGAAGAAAGGTTCACCTATTTATGTAGAGGGGCGCTTGAAATATGGCAAGTTCACCAATAAAGACGGTGTAGAGCAAAACACCTGCGACATTATTGCAGACAGTATGCAGCTATTGGGTGGAAAACCTAGCGGTGAATCTGCTGGTGCACCACGGCAAGCACCTAAGCAATCTCCTAGGGCTGCTAGTGGGTTTGATGATATGGACTCAGATATACCTTTTTGATCGTAATGTTAAAGACGCAATTAGTTAGGAATTATGGGCATCCTTGGGACACTAAAAGAAAAGGCTTTAACGTGCTGTTTGTATATTCAGACAACTACAAAGAAGTTAGTGACTATTCAATAGCAGCGCAAAAGAAATTTTGGGCTTCATGGATGATTGGTAATGTTAAAAATGTAGACGGTGTTTTTGTGGGTGTTTTATATAAGCCTAGCGGAATTATGCACGAATGGTCAGATAGCCCTGAAAAACCATACAAAGCAGATTAACTTTCCTCCTCGGTAAAAGAAAGATACGCCCACCCTCTCGTATGCAATAGCCGTTAAGTTTTATTAATGGCTAGGGGGATTAACTAAGGAATTGATATGACAAAAAACACCGTAATTGATGACGCTAAATCTATGGCATCTACCTTACGTTCAGTTCGGATGACGCGACCAGCAGAGGCTATAGAAAAATTAATAGAAGCGTATTTAGCACAAGAAGGGCGCATTGCCGAGCTAACCAAAGATGCAGAGCGTCTTAAATGTTTCAATCAGATATGGCGCTGGAAAGCCTTAAAAGATGGCGAGATAATTTATCAGTATGGTGAACACGTACCCGCATTGTTCCAAAAGACCGC